TCTTGTTGTGAATAGTCAAAACAACCCCAGGTATGATTTTCTTCTGGTAAGAATAATGATCGTATCATAGGTCCAAGGTCCTTGTTCCTTGCTGGCAGTTGCTGTAAGTTTGGATTACTATAACTGAATCTTCCGGTCACAGTACCACCAGCATCGGATCGTATCTGATTTATATCAGCGTGAATTCTACCTTTATGTTCGAATCTTAAAATAGTATCAATGAATGTTGTGTGTGCTTTATTAATTTCTCTTGCTTGTGCAATTTTCTGTACTAAAGGATGACTGTGTTCAGATAAAAAATTTTTAGTAAAAGAAGGTGCTTGTGTTTTTTCAGTTACAGAATATTCTAAACCAAGTTTATCAAATACTTTAGCAATACTTCTTGCAGCCCATATCTGTGGTTCAATACCAGTTTCTTTTTGTACTTCTAATAATAATTGTTCTTCTTGAGATTGTAGTTGAGTCTTTAATTGTCCAGCTCTATCTGCATCTACTCTTACACCTTTAAATCTCATATCAACTAGACATGGAAATAAATCTGTTTCTAAATTAAAAATAGATTCTATATCTTGATTCAGTATTTCTGTTTTAAATTTTTGCCATAACTCTAATGTAAGTTCAGCATCTTTTTCTGCATAAGCTCCAACATACATTGGTGGTAACTTCCACATATCTGCTTTTGGATCTAAACCTCTTGACTTTGCTTCTTCAGTTAATGCAGCTTCATTTTTACCATGACCTAAATACTCCCAGGACAATGCATTTAATGAATAGGCAAATTTATTTTCATCAATCAAACTTGCTGCAATCATGGTATCTACAATTAAACCATTGATTTTTATACCTAAATTTCTAATCCAACATACGTCATACATTGCATTATGAAATACTTTTATGGCATGAGTTGCCATAGTATCTGCAAACCATGCTAATACTTTTTTACGATCCATGTTGCTCCCTGATCCATGAGCAATTGGAAAATAAAATTTTCTACCTACAACAGCTACAGCAATACCCACAACTTCACCATTACCTATAACGGAACCAGATCCCATTGTCTTTAAATCTGGATCTCTTGTTTCTAAGTCAACTGCAATCTCATCATAAGATCTTAAGTCAGGAAACTCTTCTGGTTCTATCCATTCCGTTTGTGCTGTAAACATTGGTATTTTCATATCTTCTCCACTAGTATATTTTCTCCTGAAGAAGGCATACCTTCTGGATTTATTTGTTTAAATATTTCTTGTTGTTCTTTGTATGCAAGATACTTTAGATAGTCTGGTAGATAAGCATCATCAATTAATAATCTTCCTCCAGGTTTTAAATTTTTTTCTGACCAATCAATATCAAAATAAAAATCTGCAATACCATGTCCACCATCTACATGAATGAAATCAAAATCAACACTAGATTTTTTATTCTTTAATATCTGTTGGCTACTACCTTTATAAAAATAAAATCTATCTTTATAAATATTACTTAAATGTTGTGCACATTTTTCTACATATGGATTGGTACAGATATCGATGGTAACTAATTTTAAATTAGGATTTGTGGCAAGCATTATAGCAGAACTATGACCAGCATTAAAACCTATTTCTAAAGCAATCTTTGAATTCTTAATTGCTTTTCTTAAATACTCTCTTTTCCATGATCTTTCTTTTATTGGAACAGAATCTTTATTAATAACAGTTTGATGTATAAAACAATAGTTACCTTCTACAGGTCCATTGACTATTTCATTAAGCTCCGATATAATTTTTAGTTCATTTTCACCGTGAGTTTCATCACAAGTTGGAATATCTTTTGGATAATAATCAAAGTAATTTGTATGAGTAACCATTATATTTTATCCTTTAATGAATCTAAATATTCTTGATCGTCTTTATCTAGTTCTTCTTGTTTCTTTTTACCAAAAATTTCTTCCCAACGTTGTTTATAAACATCGTTAGTTGGTCTTGATCTACCATCGTATTTTCTACCTTTTTCTTTTGTCATGACCCATATCTTTCAATTTCTTTTTTTCTAATTCACAATAATGAATTATCTTATCTATATCTTCAATTCCATTTTTATTCAAGTACCTACACACATATTTTATAACGTTCCCTTGAAAAAATGAGAGATTATTTTTTGAAATAAACTCATAAGGTTGAATGTGAAAGTCTTTATAGTGACTCCCGCCTATCTGTTTATCTTGAGGAAATATTTCCTCAAACATTTTTTTATCTGTCATATTTTTCTCCTTTGTTTTGTGGCAGTTGTTGATTTAACGGGTCTAAAAAATATCTGGGAGTCGAAGGCCCCGAACCAACTATGCCCGTTAAGGCCTGAAGCTGCCACTCTCCAGGAGACAACATACCCTTCTATCCCGTTCTGTTTAAAACTACAAAGAGTAACCATAACGTTCCTTCTTTGGTTTTAATAAGTATAGGCTTTCTTTAGCTCTAGTTGAGCCAACATACCAAACTCTATGTTCTTCATCTGCTTTATCAATATTATTTTCTACAGATTGCCTAATTTTTCTAGCGTTATCTAAAACTAAAATAACATTCTCACACTCACCACCTTTTGCTGCATGAATAGTTGATACTTCTATTCTTGGTGGTTGTGATAATTTATCACCATTAGATAACATTGTTCTTATATAAAAACATTCTTCTTGGTCAGCTCTTGTAAATAAATTATACCAAAGAGCATCTTTACCATAACCAAAATCATCCATGCTATAATATGTTTTGGAGTCTTTAATTTTAAAAAATGGATTGTCTGGTAAAAACTCATGTAATTCTTTTGCATCAGCTAAAGATATTGTATTGCCTTTACACAACTCGCTAAAGTTTAATATCGCTTTATAGAGTCTTGTATTGTAACTCTTACCATACCTATCTTTGAAATATAAATTATTAGATCTTAATTGTTTTGATATTTCATCAGACCTATAAGTTGTTCTAGTTAGTATTAACCAATTATCTTTTGTTAAATCAATGTGTTCAATATTGTAAATAAACTCCACACTTCCTGGCGATCCTTTTTTTGGAAAGTATTGTTTTTCTTTTCTTGTTTGTATTCTACTTACAATAACATTAGATAATTCTTGTATGTTTTTTGGTACACGATTTGAATAAGGTAATACCACTTCTTCTGCAGGTTCATTTAAAAATCTTTTAACATCAGCTCCAGCCCAGGCAAAGATTGCTTGATCATCATCACCAGCTAAATAAATATCTTTTGATTTTTCTTTTAATACATCATACATCATCCATTGTATTGGAGATAAATCTTGAGCTTCGTCTATAAACACTACATCAAACTCTTTACATTTTTCTTTTTCATTTACAAACTTTGTAATCATGTCATTAAAATCATAAAGGTTATCACCTTTAAAATGATTATAATTTAAATAAATATGTCCTAAAGTTTCATAATCAATTTCATTACTCCATTCATTAGTATTAAATTCTTCTTCAGGAGAAATGTTTTTTACTTTTGCTTTATTGATAAGTTTAAAATACTCACTATTAAAATTTAAATAACCAGACTCATCTCCAGTGTCCGTCACTCTTAAATTTAATTCTTTACCTATTTGTTCGTAATGAACTGGTTGTAATACAGACTCTTCGCTCATACCCAATGTATGAAAAGCAAAAGAATGTAGAGTTTGAAAATGTCTTAAATCTTTTTTATCTAGCTCAGGATTTCTCTCTAACATTCTATCTCTAGCTTCATTAGCTGCTTTTCTAGTAAAAGCAAAATAACCTATTCTGTTTAGGTCGGTTCCTTTTTTAATGTATTCATCAACTAAATTTAATAATGTAGTTGTTTTACCTGTACCTGGAGGACCAAATATTTTTTTAATCATTAGAATATCTGCTCCTTAGATTTAGTTTTTACTATCTCAGGTTTAGGTTGTTCGTCTGATAATAACTCTGGAAACTTATCTAATGATACTACCGTTACATTAATTGGATTATAAGAATTAGTATCCCCATCTTTCTTTGGAAATCTTTTACTTACACCAAACTTTGCATCAAATAATTTTGTCATTTGTTCTGCAGTTATTTTTCTATCCATCTTCCATT